AAATGGAAGTGTAGTAAATGTAAGTTCTAATGGATAAAGAAATTAACATGAGGAAAAAGTTTGATGCTATAGAAGATTTAAGACTTCAATCAAATTTGTTATATCTTCAAGAGCAAGTCATTGAATGGTGTGAGCAAAAACCAGACAATGAAAAACTTAATAAAGTAAGAGATGCAATAATACAAATTACATTTATAACAAATAAGTTTGGACTTGAGAGACAAAGTTTTGCTGATACAGTAGATGACTATAGAAGTCAAAAAATAAGAGCAATAGAAAGAGCAAGAAAAGCAGAAGAAAGAATAGATGAGCTTTTACAAGAAATACAAAAATTAAAAACTAAAAATGAATTGGGTCTCTAACAATACTTTAAATATAGAAGTTAAATATATACTAATAAACAATGATAACACTAATAAACAATGACACTTACAGGACAGAAGAAATATTAGGCTATATGCTTGATGACTCTTTCTACTATGGAGTTCTGGCTACAAATGCTCTTGGAAGCTCACTTCTTAGAAACTTATTAGACAGTCCAAATACTCTGCTGGAGTATATGAAAAAGCCAAAGAAAGAAACAGAGGCTTTAAGAATAGGAAAACTTACACATGAATGTTTTTTAGAACCGCACAAATTTTATAAAAAGGTTTATGTAGAAGCAGACAGGACCAACGCCAAAATATATAAAGATGCAGTTGCAGAGTATGGAGCTGAGAATGTTTACAAGCAAAAAGATAAAGACTATGTAGAATGGCTTATAAGAAAACTTGCAAACAATGAAACAATACAATCAATCATGAAAGGTGCAGAGGTAGAAGTTCCAATGATTAAAATGTTTAAAGAGTTTCCAATCAGAGGTAAAGCTGACATACTTACAGATGATTGTATTTATGATTTAAAAACTACCATTGCTCCTACTGAGAGTTTTGCTAAGTGGGAGGTAGACAAAAAGAACTATGACCTACAGGCTTTTATTTATTGTAGGTTATTTAAGAAAGAACAGTTTAAGTTTATTACAATAAACAAAAACAACAGAGATGTAGGAATAGTTAATGTTCCTGCTGAGGTAATTTCAAGAGGAGAGACAAAATTTAATTTAGCTCTTAAGGCTTACAAAGAGATGTTTTATAAAAAAACACTTGAAGAAACAGAATATATTTTAGACCAATATATATTAGAGGTAGATGCTAAATGAACCAAAGTGCCAAAGAGTATTATTTAATAGCTCTTGTAGATATATCAAATGGAAATCCAAAGGAAAGGATGGAGGAGGTTCTCAAGTATTATGAGGAACTTGAACAATATGAAGCCTGTCAAGGCATCAAAAAAGCAATAGATGAAACATGGAATTAATACAAATTAAAAAGCTGGTAGAAAAACATACCAAAAGAAAACTCAATATAAGAAACAGAGAACAAGACAATGTATATTGTAGAGCTCTGTATTGTAAACTTGCAAAGATACACACCAAGAATAGCTTGAGTAAAATAGGAGGGGTCATAGGCAGAGACCATGCAACAGTCTTGCACAACTTAAAACTGTTTGATGAAGTGATAGTAAATTATGAAGTAGAGTATTTAAAGATATTTAACAGGCTTGATAATATACTCTCAACCAAAACAGGAAAGGTAGAAAAAATACTAAATCCTGACCTCTACTACAGAAAAAGATATACAAGGCTACTTCTGGAGCATAGAACTCTAACCCATAACTACAGAGAACTAAAAAAAAGCTATGAGGGTTTTCTTCATGTAAAGTACCATGACAAAGAAGTATAAATCAGAATTACCTGACTTATATTAATTTGTTTGTTAATAAAATGTTTATTACATTTATACTTTGTATATTATAAGGGGAAGCCGAAAACCTTTTAGAGTAGGTAACAAACTAAATTAATATTATGAATACATTAAACATTAAAACAGGAACTTTTGAAAAAAATTATGACATTGACAAGCTAAATTATGCAACAGTAAACAGAAAAATTGTAGACTTGCATAGAGATAGTTTCAAAGAAAAAATGATAGAGTTTGGTTTTTTAGTCCCAATAATTGTAGACCACAAAGCTAACCTTATAGAAGGACATCATAGAGTAGATTGTGCAAAGCAAATGGGAATAAAAAATTTACCAGCATATATTGTAGATTGGATAGATGTTACAAATAAAGATAATTATCAAAAGTTTATAATGACTATTAACAATAACAACAGGAGATGGACAGCTTTAGATTATTTAGAAAGCTATGCACAAACAAGAAAGGACTATGCTTATGTTTATAAAAAATACTTAGAGACTAAAGATGTTTTTTCTGTTGGAAATGTACTAAACATATATTTTAATTTTGGATGCACAGAAACATTTAAAAAAGGCAACGCCACTATAAAAATGAGATTGTTTAGTGAATATCTTTTTAAAAGGTTTTACGATTTAAAAAAGGAATACGGCAGCTTTAAAATACAAGCCTTCACTATAAATAGGGTTTGTTCTATAGCTCATTCTTATTGCAAGGGAAATACAAAAGAAATGAATTTTATTTTTAATCAACTTGAAACATGGGCAGAACAAGATAACCCTATACTTTCTTCTGTTGAGTGGATAAGACCCGAAGTAAAAAAACAAATTAGTTTTTACAGGGAAATACAAAATGATAAAGTTACACAATAAGGATTGTATGGTTGCGATGGCAGGGTTTAGCGATAATCAGTTTGACCTTGCTATTGTAGACCCACCCTATGGCATTGGTTTTGGAAAATTTAATAGAACTAATAAAACAAGCAATGGCACACGAATTAAAGCAAATAAATATAAGCAGAGTAATTGGGATGATTCAATTCCGACAAATAAATATTTTTTAGAATTAAAAAGGGTTAGTAGAAATCAAATAGTTTGGGGTTCAAATTATTTTCCTCAATTATGGCTTAATGGTTGTAAAGGTTTTATATTTTGGTATAAAGGCAATCCTGTTCCAAATTTTTCAGATGGAGAACTTGCTTATACAAGTTTTAACAAGGTAGCGAAACAGTTTGATTACAGATACTATGGAGGATTAGAGGGGAATACTTCGGCAAGTGATAAAATACATCCAACACAAAAGCCAGCAGCACTATACGAATGGTTATTGATGAATTACGCAAAAGAAGGAGATAAAATATTAGATACACACTTAGGAAGTGGAAGCATAGCAATAGCTTGTCATAACTTAGGATATGATTTAACAGGATATGAAATAGACACAGAATATTACGAAGCAGCAATAAAACGATTAAAACAACATCAAGCTCAAAAAAGGCTATTTTAACAAACAAGGCTTTTTTTTATTATATCTTTGATTAATCAATTTTTTTCAAATGGCAAGAGGAGGTAAAAGAGAAGGAGCAGGTAGGAAATCTAAATCAGATGAGGTCTCTCTTATAGAGAAACTTACTCCATTAGAACCCTATGCTTTAGAAGCTCTGGCAAAGGGAGTCAAGGAAGGAGACTTTAAATTTGTGCAGCTCTACCTAAATTACTATGCAGGAAAACCTGTAGAGAATAAGAACATACAACTTACAGAAGATATTCCAATATTTGTTGATTGAAAAAAGTTTTAGATGTTTGTTGTGGACCTAAGGGAATGTGGTTTGATAAAAAAGATAGCAGAGCTTTATTTATGGATAAGCGAAAAGAAATTCATAACAACATATATCCATCTTTAAAAAGCACTTTAGTAATTGACCCTGATATAGTAGGAGATTTCACTAATATGAAATTTGACAATAATTCATTTTGGCATATTGTTTTTGACCCACCTCACATAAAAAGAAATAAACTTGGAGAAATAACTAAAAGATATGGAAACTTAGAGGCAGATTGGAAGAAAACTATTAGTAAAGGATTTAAAGAATGTTTTAGGGTGCTTAAACCAAATGGGACACTAATTTTTAAATGGAGTGAAGTGCAATTTTCTGTAAAGGAGGTGTTAAAACTTACTGACCAAAACCCCTTATATGGACACAGGAGTGGAAAGAGAATGAATACACATTGGATTGCTTTTATTAAAGAATGATTCCTAAGAAAACTACAGCAGTAAATAAACTCAGAGAGTTAAAACAAAGAGTAAAAGTTATTAGAGGAGGTACTTCTGCTGGAAAGACTATAGGTATACTTCTTATCCTTATAAATGATGCCATTAAGAATAAAGGAAAAGAAATAAGTGTAGTAGCTTCTACTATCCCAAGTTTAAGGAGAGGCTCTCTAAAAGACTTTCTAAGTATTATGCAGGGTCTTGGTAGGTTTGATGAGAGTA